GGTCTAAGGCGTACCCTCTGGCAGTGAGCAGACCCTTTATCTCACCACAGATTCTTTTGTATTCTTCGTAGCTCTCAGCTTTCCCTTCTGACAGGAAGTCTTTGAGTTGAGTAACTTTTTCGTCGGTTTGTTCGACGATTACGTCAAGTGCATCCACTATTTAGTTTCCTTGCCTTTTGACGGCTGTTTGGGTTGATTGCGTTGTATTTCTTTCTGGTGAGCTTGAGATGAAAGCTGCTTTAGTACATCCACACCAAGTCGTGTCATCTCTTTTTCACGGTCATCACGCATCTGTGCAGCTGTTTTTAACGCATCATTCTTACGAGCGTTTTCCATCTTCTCCCGCTCAATTTCTGTTTGAGCAGCAATACGAGCCTGTTCTACCTGGATCTGCTTAGCCTTAAGCATTGCATCAGCCTGGTCTTTAGCCTGCTTGCGCTGTTGCTCGGCTTGTTTGATCTGAAGCTCTTGCATCTGCATCTGAACAAGCGGATCTTGCATCTGCTTCTGAGCCTGCTGTTGTGCCACTTGCGCTTGGTTCTGCTGTAATAGCCGCTGTGATGCCACTGCCAACATCGGAGCCAACCGGGCTTCCACTTCGGGATCCATGTTGACCTCTTCGCCGGTCTCGTCTTCTTTGGGTGGAAGATTAAAGCCAAGCTGCAGCTCGATCTGCTTGCGATACTCAAAGCCTAAGTGCTCGTTAATATGAGCCATCATGGCCTGCTGCATCTGCGGAGCCATCGGATTGTTTTTAAGCAGCTCCATAATCTTCGGATCCTGCATAGCAGACATGTGAACCGTGATATGAGCCTGATGGTCCTGGTACATGAATGCCTTGACAGGCTTACCCATTAACACATTCTGGTTCTCTGTGACTGGATCTGTGGGCTTCTGATCCTCATCCATCGGCACGAGCTTTTGGGCGTTCTTAATACCTAGCACATCTAGCATCTGCCGGTGAAGCAAAGGTAAGTTGTATAGGTTGGGTGCCTGCGAAGCCAACTGGAGCACCGCTTGGTACTGGACGATCTTTTGCGCCATCGTGCTGGCGTTGGGGTCCGATACGGGAATAACGTCAACATTATCGTAGTCTGATCGTTTGGCTTTGCGAGAACCTTCTTCTGGCTCATATGAATAGTCATCTGGTGTATATGCAGCAATAATTTCTTTTAAGAGGCCCAACTCCTGCTTCATGGAGTAGTGAATGCGGGCCTGAACTGCCGACATTGTCTTAAGAGTTCTCTCAAGAATTGCCAGCGTGGTTCCTACAGGGGCCTGAGCTGACATGTCCGAGATCTGCAGATCTGCTGTGTTAGCAAACCGCCGCCCCTCTTCAATAATCGTATTAAAGAGTTGATACAGCGTCTGGCTTGGCTCTTTGTAGGGCAGGGGCAGTAGGTTGTCTCTAATTACACCACTGGGTACATCAACATCTCGCCACTCACCAGGAGCTATCGGCGTGTCATCTCCTTTGACCCGTAAACCCCGCGCTTTGAAACCGCCCGGGAGATTCGAGAGCGTACCAGCGTCCACAAGCTGTCTAATAAGAGAAGTACCAGACTTGGCAAAAGCACCAACAAGGTGAATGAGGCCAAAATAATAAAAACCAAAGCCCGGAACGTATCCATAATGAACGAAATGCTGTCGTTTTTGATAAGTTTCGTCCTCTGGTTCCCAATTACGACGTATCGCGAGGATCTCACCTGATCCCTTTTCAATCGTAACCACGTAAGGAAGCGCGATGCCTGTTTCTTTTCCATCTTCATCCTTATGTTCATAGCCTTCTAAGTCCAGCTCGACGTGCATTTCAAGGATCTTGTACCGTGTATCGCTAGTAGCTCTAAAGCCCAGCTTCTCGGCAATCTTTTTCTCAACCTCATCTAGGATGTTGTTAGGGGTGCCAAGATCTATGTCACGGTAAAAGCCAGCATTTTGCAGGCGCTTTAATTCATTCTCAGTTTTACGCATAACGTGTGTTACACGCTCTGCGGACTCCAGATCGCTTGCGCCATATGGCACCACAATGTCTTCGGCAGGGACAAAGATAGAGACTTGCCGCTCAAGGTGGGGGTCGTAATAGACCTTTTTGAACGCATTACCTGCAAGACCCAAGCCCCAAAGCATCCGCTCGTGCTCAGGCCGGTACTCTTTCATTATGTCCATCAGCTGGTAGTTCATATCATTTTGAACACGCTCAGCTGCATCTTTTTTCTCGGGTGTTTCTTTACCAATGATCTGAGTTTTGACTGGGCCACTTGCCGGGAACGTACTCATCATGGTCTCAGACTGAAACTTCACCAGCGCCTCAGACAGCAGCGGGTGATACACGCCACAAGAACCTTCCCACGGCTCAGCACGCTCCTCAATCTTCATACCCAAAAGCTCAAGCCCGTCCACATAGGTCTGTATCCAGTCCTTGCGGGAAGATACGTCGTCATCAAAGTCACCTACCAACTCGCCAGCAATTTCTTTAAGTACGTCTTCTTCTATGTAATCAGCCAGGTTAGCGTTAAAGTCGTCCTCCGACTCTTTCTCCGGCTCAATCTCAATCTCCATATCCCCCATCTTGATCTCAACCGACTCGGGATCCTCGATCTCAATCTCAATATCTGGCTGAATAGCTTGCGCGATGGCAAGGTCAGCGTCCGTTAATCCCTGCGGGGCCTGGTTTACTGCTTTATCAATTGCCATGATTTATTCCTCGTAATATCCATACGCCCAGCATACCGCTGAGATCCGGGTTCCTTTGGTTACGGGCGTAACACGATGTCGTGCAGCTGAATCAAACACAATGATGTCGCCCTTGTTTTTTAATGCATTGTCCGTCTTGTCCTTGATCTGAAGTTCTCCGCCTTCAAACTCAGAAGGATCACTTAAAAGTAAAATTAAAGATACTTGCCGCTGTTTGCCATCCTGCGGGGGAAGCTTGTCATGGTGCCACCAATAGTGGCCGTCCTGCCCATACCTAAGAATCTGTACCGGATCAAACCCACACACGGTCTTAGCCCACTGCCCCCGAGCGTTACCCTCCAGTAAATACGTCCTACATACCGCTCCTATCGGAGACATCAGATCCTCCGAGAGAACCTGAGTCTTGCGGTAGTTTGTGTAATCCCGACCCTCTTCCTCATGCACGCCAGCATCAACTGCCACCGACCAATCCAAAGAGGCGCGGACATAATCACAAAAGGCCGTGGGCATGGCCTTCTCAAAGTACATACAGGTAAAGTTACTCATTAATAGTACGGCTCCATACGCCGTCTAAAATATTGTGGCTCATCCTCTTCATCTAAGAGGGTGCGAATGTACCCACCACGCCTAAACCGCATCAGCGCGAGAGATACTGAGTCAACGTAGTCATCATGCTCGCCTGCCGGGAAACTTGCCACTTCGTCAATTACTTCTTCCGCCCACTGTGTGTTGGGCGCCCATACGCGCTTTGATGCGAACAGGTCAGACACCGAGTTAAGTCGTGAGATCTTGTCATTACCCTTAACTGGGGTGTATTCTTGAACCGGGATGCCCATAGCTCGTAGCTCATATATGAGGGGAGAACCAGAGGCCTTCTTTTCTATAATTACTGAGTCGGGTTGCCATTCCTTCCACTCGTCGATGGCCCTGCGCTTCAATGTAGGGAACTCCATCCGGTCCCGAAACGCATTTAGCAGGATGATATTGGCCTGTTCTATCCCAGCATCGTCAGGTTTATAGAACACGCCCCACAAGGTACATGCCGAATAGTCAGCGCGATTGTTCTTCTCAAAGGCCGTGTCCCACGCCATAAGCGTAAAGTCGCAATATGGGGGTGAATCCTCTTCCCAAATCTGCCACCACTCTCGTTTGACGATAGCAGAGGCCTCAGAAGTAGGGTTTTGCTGGTACTGAGCCATCCATTTTGAGTTTGGAAGCTCTTCTTTTAGTGCTAATAGCTCTTTTTTGGACCAAAACTGCGGCCAAAGCGGCTCACCCGAGTCAAAAAGGGCCGGAAACTCGATAACTTCCCAGTCTTCACCACCCCTTTGGGCTGCAGCCTTAATAACTTGGCCCGTTAAGTCCTTTTTTGACCATCTTGTCATCACTATGACGATGGCTCCGCCCGGTTGTAGACGCTGCCGGGGGCCAGATGTGTACCACTCGTACGTTTTATCGTAGATTTCTGGGTTCACTTCGGCAAGTGCAGCCTCTTGTTCCGAGTGAGGGTCGTCAATGATGAGCA